AAAAAGTAGACGAGATCAGCAAGACGCTGCAGGAACTCCGCATGGCGATGGGCAAGCAGGGCAGCATCTGGGATTTTCTGGCGAGAGTGATTCCGATTTTCATTTCGTTCGCATCGCTGCTGGCGATGATCTGGGTAGTCATGCACAAGTAGGAGTGAACTGATGAAGCTGAGGGGAAATCGCACAACATGGATCGGAATCTTGACAATTGCGGGTGCAGTCATGGAAACGGGCATTCGGCTGTTGCAGCATCAGCATGTTGATTTCACCACGCTCTATGGAGCGATAACGACAGGCCTTGTCGCAATTCATGCGGCGGATTCCAAGCAGTAAAAATCGAAAGGAAAATTCAATGAAGATTTTCACGAGCAGATTGCTCGGCGGCATTGCTCTGTCTCTGCTGCTGCTGAGTGCAACGGTGCCGCTCGGATGCTCGCAGCAGACGGGCGTGCATGTGGCGCAGGAGATTGTCAGCTGGACTCCGCCATTGACCAACGCGGTGAGCACAATCAACGCTACGCTTGGCATGCTGGATCCGGCGGCAGCGCCGATCTTTCAGGCGGCAACAGCTGGTTTTGATGCCGCTTCGCAGCTGGTAGTGCAGTATGCGAAAGCATACCTGGCGAATCCATCCGCAAGCGTGCTGGCGAACCTGCAGACGGCGATTGTGACGCTGGAGCAGAATGTTGACGCCGCGCTGCTGGAGGCGGCAAGAATTACTAATCCCCACAGCCAGCAACTCGCGATTGCAGCGATTAACGGCATCGGTACGATTGCGACAACGATTCTGGCGCTGGTGCAGAGCATATCGACCAAGGCGCAGCTGCAACAGATGGCCGGGCAGTCGGCAATCAAGCTGGCTCAGGTCAGGCCATTGATGGACGGTCCGCAGCTCGCTGTGGTTGGGTATCGGTATGGCGTCGGCGTAGACAGGTTCTTTGCTCGCGAGGCGCAGGCTGGCTTCTAAGTAGCGACCAGCGTAAGCCGTCACGACTGAGCCGTCGAAATAAGTCGGACGGGAAAGAAGTCCTCATTACTCGCGGCGCAGATTGGGATGCGCAGAGAGAGGTAGCCGGTGAGCGCGCTGGCTACACCTGCGAAAACCCCAACTGCTGTGAGCCTGCTCCATTACACGATCTTGAGATCGAGCGCGAAGAAGGGATTATGCCCTTGCTGATTCGCGCTGGTCAGGCTGCGCATATTATTCCGCGACGCGCAGTGGGCAGCGAGAAAATGGTTGCTCCTTTTCCCACAAGAGCAGCGCTGGAGGCCGAACCCTCTACTTCGGGAGTCAGTGCATGAACCAGCCATGCGCACGAATGGGATGTGCAAATCTTGTGCCGCGTGGCTATTGCGCTGCGTGCGCGCCAGTGTATAGTCCGCGCGCGCTAGCTGAGCAGCGACGACCCAGCGCAGCGAAACGTCTCTACGGCCGCGCATGGCAAAAGGCAAGCAGGGCCTGGCTGCGGGCTCATCCTCTGTGTGTCGGATATCCGGCTGGCATACACGGGGAGCGTCTGGTGCTGGCGACCTGCACGGACCACAAGATCGCGCACAAAGGTGATGAGGGACTGTTTTGGGATGCACACAACTGGCAAAGCCTTTGCCATGAGTGCAATAGCAGGAAAGCGGTCACCGAAGAGGGAGCTCTCTTCGGCACCAGGGGGTAGGGGGTATGGATCTGCGGCGGCCAAGCGCCGTAGACCGTTTGCCAGTTGCATTTTTGCATCCACAAAACCGAACGTTTTTCTGATTTTGCCGGCTAATTCGACAACGTTTAACGGTCGTAAATCATGCCTCTAGATGGGCCTCCAGGGTGGTAGAGGCGAGCTTCCAGCGAAGTCATGACATCAAAAGAGGTCCGTTAATGCCCCTGAGAAATTTATATGCCGCGACCACGCAAACCGACGAAGGTTCTTGAACTATCCGGAGCCTTCAAGAAAAATCCTTCTCGCAAGCGAGCGCGAGCTGGCGAGCCGCAGATTGCCGCAGGTCTTGGTGATCCGCCGGTTGAATGGGTTGAGGGAGCACCGCACAACTCCAGGTGTGCGGCTTTATTGCAAGCGTGGAACGAGATTGTTGCGCAGGATGTGTTGCGAGTCCTGAACGTATCGCATCGCATTTTAGTGGAGAACACCTGCCACCTGATTTACAAAATTCGTCGCGCAAGCGCTGGATATGGTAAGGCGACGAGTGGCGACTTTGCGCAAGTAGCAGCGAATCTGGCAAGAATGGGGATGACTCCAGTCGACAGCCCGCGCGTTGCCGAGGCTGTCAGAGTACCTGAGCGGGGCAGCAGCACATCAAATGCTGCTCAATCAGGCCGATGGGGAGAATTGGTTGGCTAAAGTCAACGCGAAGCGCAGTCGTAGATCCAAGATCAGGTCTGAATGGCTGGCATACGCGGAAGGGGCAATGGAATACTGCCGCGATGTAGTAAGCGGAAAAATTCGTGCCTGCAAATGGGTCCGACTCGCATGCCAGCGTCACCTAAATGATCTGGTCCGTAGCCGGAGCAAAGACTATGCGTATCGATTTGATCCAGCCCTTGCTGGCAAGCGATGCGCCATGATTGAGCAGTTCCCGCACGTGAAGGGGCATTGGGCGCTGCATCATGAACTCATCAAGCTTGAACCATGGCAGTGCTTTATAACATGCAGTTTATTTGGATGGGTAACAAAAGATACGAGCCTTCGCCGATTCCGTCAGGCTGTCATTTTAGTTCCGCGTAAAAACGCGAAGACAACGTGGGCTGCCGGCGTTGGTCATGTAATGTTCGTCGGAGATGGCGAGCCCGGATCAGAGGTTTATTGCGGCGCTACTACTGAGAAACAAGCGCATGAAGTATTTTCTGTCGCCAGTCGCATGGCAAAACGTGCTGCAGGTTTTGCTGAATGGTTTGGTGTCACTGTCGGGAAAAAAACCATGTTTACCCTGGAGGGGAGCAAGTTCGAGCCTGTAGTCGGCAACCCGGGAGACGGATCATCTCCGCATTGCTTTATTCACGACGAATTCCATGAGCAGACTACGTGGATTCAATACGACTCCGCAAAAACCGGCATGGGTGCGCGGTTGCAGCCGCTGCAACTCATTATCAGTACAGCCGGCGTAGATATTGAAAGTCCATGTCACGAGCTTCAGGAGGATGTAAAGAAGATACTTGACGGCACGTTTGAAAATGACCGCCTTTTTGGAATCATCTACACCGTCGATGATCCGGAAAAGTGGAACACGCTCGAGGCTGCGCAAGAGGCTAATCCGAATTATGGAGTAAGCGTACTCGAGGATTACATCGCAGCTGAGCTGCATGAGGCGATTCAGCGCTCCAGCCGGCAGAATGCATACAAATGCAAAAACCTTAACATCTGGGTCAACGCTCGCGAATCCTGGATGAACATGGAGAAATGGAGGGCATGCGCTGATCCTTCACTCTCGATTGAAGAATTCACGCACGATCCATGCTTCGAGGGATACGATCTGGGCGCCCGCATCGATCTTACGTCGCGGTGCAAGGTGTTTACGAGATGGAAGAATGGTCAGCGCCATTACTACTTGTTCGCGCGGCATTATGTGCCGCTTGATCGAGCCAACGATGGCGAGCATCAGCACTATGAGCGCTGGTTGCAGGCGGGCGCGATGGTTGGACACGCGGGCCCGGAGATACAGTTCGCATTTGTCCAAAGGGAAGTAGAAGACGACGTCGCCAGATTTAATTATGCGCGTCTGGGATTTGATCAGCATCAGGCGATGCAGATGCAGCAGGAACTGACTCTACGGCTCGGCCATGACGAACATGGTCAGGATCGGGTATGCAGCATACCGCAAACATGGAAGTATCTAGATCCGGCGATGAAAGAAATCGAGGCAGCAGTATTTTCTGGACGCCTGCATCACACCGGCGATCCGGTGCTCAGCTGGGCCATTGGCAACGTCATCGTAAAGCCGGACGCTAACGACAACATCTTCCCGCGCAAGGAAGAGAACCGTATCAGCAAGATCGATCCCGCAAGCGCTTTATTCAACGCGATGTATCTCGCTCTTATAGCTCCTCCGGTTAGCTCCGGACAAATTGAGGTCTGGTAGATGGCACTGCAGACAGGCATTTTCAGCGAACTCATCGATGAGCAGCGCAAGAGAATCGCTGAAGAGATGCGGACCAGCCTCGAAAATCCGCAGACGCCACTCAGCTATCCGGCTGAGTGGTTGCTCGATATTTTTAATGGCGGCCGCACTGACTCCGGGATCCGTGTCAGCGAGCTGACAGCCTTCCAGGCAAGCTATTTTCTGGCATGTGTCGATCTGATTGCAGGCTCGATAGCCGGCCTGCCCGTGCATATCTACGAGCGAACCATCGTTGCTAATGGGCGAGCGGCGCACCGGGTTGCGTATGACCATGACATATATGAGTTGGTCAGCCTTGAACCGAATCCGGAGATGTCGCGATTTGTCTTCGAGAAGGCGTTTATGGCGCATGTGCTGGCGTGGGGTAACGGTTATGCGGAGCTGCAACGCGATGCCGGTAATAACTGCGTAGGTATCTGGCCTCGCAATCCAGCGAAGACGCGACCGTACCGGCTTGGAGCGCCGATGCGGCTTGAGCCTCAGCCGTGGCGTCCTTTTCCGGTGAATCTTCCGGCGGGCGCACTGGTTTATCGCACAACCGATGGCATCGACGATATGGACCGGACGGATGACGGAGGCGAGAATGCGCGCGTGGCTCGCTTTATTCCCGCCGAAGATATGCTGCATGTTCCAGGTCTGGCTTTCGATGGACGCATCGGGCAGTCGGTAGTCTGGCTTGCCCGGCAAACAATCGGTCTCGCGCTGGCGACAGAGAAATTCGGCGCAAAGTACTTCGCCAACTTTGCGCGTCCAAGCGGAATCCTGACTGCGCCAGCAATGGAGGCATCGGCGCGTGAGAGCGCCAAGCGGAGCTGGCAGGAAGCGCAGGGCGGCGAGAACTCTCACAAAGTTGCGGTGATGCCGCCCGGATTTGACTTCAAGCCGATTTCGAACAAGCCGTCCGAATCGCAGACTGTTGAGATAGAAGATCGGCTGCGTAACAAGATATGCGCATTTTTCCATGTTCCGCCGCGCATGGTAGGCGATACGGAGAAGAGCAGCAAAACCAGTTCAGAGCAGGAGGGACAGGAGTTTCTTCAGTACACGCTCGCGCCATGGCTCGCCGCTATCCGCATTGAATGGAAGCGCAAACTATTCCCTTCAGTGGGAAGGGGACGCACACCGCGCAGCCGTTTTTATATAGACTTCGACCTCACTGACATGCTGCGGCCTGATGCCGCGAGTCGCGAAAAATTCTATGCGACGGGTCGGCAATGGGCGTTCCTGAATACGAATGACTTTCGCGGCTTCGAAAAGCTGAATCCGATTGAGGAAGACTGGGCGGAAGACTACTGGATGCCGATCAACATGACGCTTGCGGAGACACCACTCGATCCAAACCATCAGGACGGAGACGGAGATGGAAAGAAGCCAGAGGATCCTGCGTCAGAGCGTTACTTCCAGCACTATTCACGTCTCTTTCGAGATGGATTTGGAAGACTTTTGACGCGCGAAAAGCGCGATATCAAGGCCATTACGTCAGCATTGGGAGCAGTTCTTTTCAGCGTGCGCGATGCGTGGTTTGACCTGGCTGCGCACGATCTGAGGATTGTGGGCAAACCGGGGGCAGAAACGAATAAGTTTATCGCTGAGTATTGCGGCGGTCTGGCGAAGCGAGCAGCAGATTGGAATGACGCATCCGCCGATGAAACGTCTGCAAGCGAACTGCGGCGCGCGATCCGCGCGTTGCGGGTGGCGGCATATCGCGAGGCCGCAAGCCTCAAGGCTAAAGAAGGAGAGCAGGAATGATCGAACGTCGATTTATCCGCGGCGGGCAGCTACGGGCAAAGAATGGCGACAAGCCTGGCCTTGCCGGAGTGGCATCTGTCTACAATCAGGAGTTCGACAACGGCTGGTTCCGTGAGCGCATTCTCCCCGGCGCGTTCAAGCGTGTCCTCAGCGAAGATCCCGATGTGCGCTGCCTCTTCAACCATAATCCGGATAACGTCCTGGCTCGCACAAAGAACGGAACGCTGCGGCTCGTCGACAAGTCGGACGGCTTGAACTACGAGGCGGATATTGATCCCAACACAACCATTGGCCGCGACGTAGGCGCTATGGTGGAGCGCGGAGATGTTGACGGCTGCAGTTTTGCCTTCTCAGTCTCCAAACAGGCATGGCGCGAGGAAAAGTTGGATGACGGATCTATCATCTATCGCGATATTGAAGA